AGCCGCAGCAGAGAAAGCCGCAGCAGAGAAAGCCGCAGCAGAGAAAGCCGCAGCACATATATGGGAATTATCAGAGCGCGAACGGCAAATTGTCGCAAGCCTCGGAAAATAAGACAGGGCGGGAGAAATTATGGCAAAGAGGCACAAGCGCCGGCTGTTTACAGGGGCGGTATGTACGCAGATCGTTTATACCGTGTCCGATGGCGCGGACCAAAAGACCAGCAAGCCGCGAAAGCCGCGCTTCCAGACGCAGGCGGAGCGCGATGAATTCAACAGCAAACAATCGCTGGATCGGCTCGTTGCGCTGATGAACGCCAATTTCTCGCCCACAAGCCTGTATTCCACCCTGACATTGGATGCAGAAAACGAGGTACATACCGCAGAGGAAATGCGCAGAGTGCGCGACAACCTTGTGCGCCGCATGCAGTATCACTATCCGGAGGCCAAAATCGTTGCTTTCTACGGAAGAGGAAAAACAACCAATCGCTTCCATTTGCATCTGGTAACAGAGGGGATCCCGGAAGAAGACATCGGCGGGCTTTGGGGGCTCGGCAGCGTGATCGAGGTTCGGCACCTGCGCAAGCACAATTATTACATAGATGAGCAGGGCAACAAGGTTGACCACGGCCAGGACTACACAGCACTTGCCAGTTACCTGCATGCGCACTGGAGAAAAGAATTCGGCGGCCACCGGTACAAGGCGACGCGAAATTGTATCCGACCCGAGCCGGAACCTGCAACCGAGGCCGTGCGCGAGTACAGCCTGAAGCATCCGCCCGTCGCCCCGCGCGGCTATATCCTCGTCGAGGCACGGACGACAAAGTACGGGTATCAATATTATAAGTATGTAGTCGATCCAAGATCAGAGCACAAGCGGAACGGGAGCCGCTTAAATTAAGCCTTGTATATGCGTAAGGTTTTAGCACGAAGCAGGAAGGAAGTGGGAAAGTGTCAAAGCCGAGATACTGGTGGTACTGGAACGTCTGCCGCACCATCGGCGAATTCCCGAAACTGGACAGACAGGTTCGGGACATGAGCCGCCAGAAGATCACGCCGGGATATTCTGCACAGCCGGGCGGACATTCCTCCGGGCGCGCCGTCGAGGATATCGCTGTGCGCGTTTTATCTTCGCGGGAGTACGAGGACTATGCTGCCGTGCAAGCCGCGATCAATACCGCACAGACATGGCGGGACGGAGCCGATGTGCTGGAGATCGTGCGCCTGCACGCATGGATCTGGCCGAGGGAAAGCCTGGAATCCGCCGCGCGCCGGGTGCATGTCAGCCAGTCGACAGCCAAGCGCATGTACAGCCGTTTCGTATACGAAGCGGCGCGGGAGCTTGGCTACCGCAAAAGTTGAGCTAACAGAGCCTAAAATCTGTGCTACAGTGATAGCGTGAAGAATTGGAGGGAACAGGATGCAGCCATGGGCCGCACGCTTTTACGCGTCCGGGCGCTGGAAGAAATGCCGCGCCGGGTATATCAAGTTCCGACGGACCATCGACGGCGGGCTCTGCGAAGAATGCCGGGACAAACCGGGCTACATCGTCCACCACAAGCGGGCGCTCACGCCGGACAACATCACCGACCCGGACATCAGCCTGTCCTACTCCAACCTCGAGTTCGTCTGCAAGGACTGCCACGATCAATTTGACGGGCACGGCGTCGCAAAAGCTCTGACGCAAAAAATTTTCTTCGACGCCGCCGGCGACCCGATCCCCCCCGTCGCGCGAGGCCGGGGCGCCGGCTGAATCACCGCACGCCCTACCTCGGAAGAATACGCAGCCCGTTCACGAGGCCCCCCCTACAAAAGCGCGGCGATAAGTAATCTACGCGCACGCGCGGACAGACGGCAAAAATCACGCGAAAAGGAGGCGGTTTTTGTGGCGAACAGGCAGGAAAAGACAAAGGAACAGCGTATCCGCGCCGAGAAGACCAGACTCCGGAGGATCTACAAGCTTCTGCCGAAGGAAGCGGCCGGGACTGTCGCGGGACTCATCGATCAGGCAGCCTTTATGCGCATCGAGTGCGAGGATATGGCGGACGACCTGCGGGAAAACGGCTGGACGGAGAAATTCCAGCAGTCGGAGCGACTGGAGCCATATGACCGCGCCCGGCCCATCGGGCAGGCATACAACTCGACAAACGCGAACTACCAGAAGATCATCAAGCAGCTCACGGCGCTCCTGCCGAAGCCGGACACCGCGCAGAAGCAGGAGGACGACGGCTTTGCAAGCTTTGTCCGGGAGCGTGACGAGGAATGAAACTCACGCGCTACCAGGCGACCTACAACCCCATCCTCGAATACTGGCAGGCCATACAGGACGGCCGCGAAGTCGTCAGCCTCAAGGTGCAGAAAACCTACCGGCACGTTGTAGAGCAGCTGGAAAACACAGATTCCGAGTTTTACTACTCGCCGCGCCGCGCCAACCACGTCCTCGAATTTTTTGAAAACTACTGCCACCACTCCAAGGGCAAGGCGGGCGGACAACTCGTCCGGCTGGAGCTATGGGAAAAAGCGCTGCTGGCGACTGTCTTCGGGTTCATCGACATTGAAGGAAACCGGCAGTACCGCGAAGCGATCCTCATTGTCGGAAAGAAAAACGGCAAGTCGCTGCTGGCATCCGGCGTCGGCCTGTATTTGCAGCTGGCGGACGGCGAGGCTGGCCCAGAGGTTTACGCCGTGGCCACCAAGCGAGACCAGGCGAAGATCATCTGGCAGGAAGCAAAGCGCATGGTGCAGAAATCACCGGCGCTGCGCAAACGGACGCGCTGTCTGGTCGGCGAGGTGGACAGCGATTATAACGACGGCGTATTCAAGCCGCTATCCTCGGATAGCGACACGCTCGACGGCCTGAATATCCACGGGGCCATGATGGACGAGGTCCATCAGTGGAAAAACGGCAGACCGCTGTACGACATCATTGCCGACGGCGATCAAGCCCGCGCACAGCCGCTGCGATTCATCACCTCCCCAGCCGGCACCATTCGAGAAGATATCTACGACGAAAAATACGAAGAGGCCGAGCGCATCATAAACGGCTACGAAGATCCGGACGGGTACCACGACCCGCGCCGGATCGCGTTTATTTACGAGCTCGACAAACGCAGCGAGTGGACAGACCCGGACTGCTGGAAAAAGGCAAATCCGGGCCTCGGGACGATCAAGTCCTACACGGCCCTAAAAGAGCGGGTCGAGCGGGCGGAGAAAAACCCGGCCCTCGTCCGAAATCTTGTCTGCAAGGATTTCAACATCCGCGAGACCTCCAGCGAAGCCTGGCTCAATTTTGAGCAGCTGGACAACCGCGACACCTTCCAGCTCGACAAGGAAAACCGCCGCCTGATCTGGCAGCACCACATGGCGGACGGCAAGACGCAGGAGCGCGTGCTTTCCTACCCGCGATACGGCATCGGCGGCGCAGACCTCTCAAAGACGACAGACCTGACGGCGGCGAAGGTGCTGTTTCAGGTGCCGGAGCTGCCGGAGATCCTGTTTGTGCTGCAGATGTACTGGCTGCCGCAGGAGCTTTTGGAAAAGCGCGTCACGGAAGATAAGATCCCATACGACAAGTGGCATGAGCGCGGGCTGCTCAGATTATCAGAGGGAAACAAGATCCGCTATGAGGACGTCAAAGCATGGTTTGTCGAGGTGCAGGAAGATCTCGATATTTTTCTGCCGTTTTTCGGCTACGACGCATGGTCTGCGTCTTACTGGGTAGACAGCATGGCGGACTATTTCGGGAAAGAGGCCATGATCCCCGTGCATCAGGGCGTTAAAACATTGTCCGAGCCGATGAAGCGCTGCGGGAACGATCTGAAGTCCAAGCGGATCATCTACAACAACAACCCGATTGACAAGTGGTGCATGGCAAACACCGCCTACGACGAGGATAAAAACGGCAATATCCAGCCGCACAAAACGAGCAAGTCCACGCGCCGCATTGACGGAACGGCGGCCCTGCTCGATGCCTACACGATCTACGATCAGAAGCAGGCAGAATACACCAGTATGCTCTAGGAGTGAGACAATGGGATTTTTTAAAAACCTCCTGACGAATATCACGACGACCAAGCGCGTTTCGACCGTTCAGATGGTGCAGGAGCGCGGGAATGGCTTTTACAGCTACAACGGAAAGATGTACCAATCCGATATCGTCCGCGCCTGCATCCGGCCCAAGATCAAGGCCATCGGCAAGCTGACGGCAAAGCACATCCGGGAGACAGTCACGGCCTCGGCGCGGAAGCTCGCCGTCAATCCGGAGCCGTATATCCGGTTCCTGCTCGAGGAACCGAATCAGTATATGACAGGCCAGCTGCTGCAGGAAAAGCTGGCCGCGCAGCTGGTCCTCAACAACAACGCGTTTGCCGTAATCCTCCGGGATGAAAACGGCCTGCCGAACGCCATTTTCCCGGTCGCAGCCATGCAGGCAGACGCTGTCTATGACGCGAGCGGGAATCTATACCTGAAATTTTACATGCAGAACGGCAATGTGCTGACGTTTGCATACGACGATGTGATCCACCTGCGCGGGGATTTTTACGAAAACGACATCTTCGGCGATCCCATTGCTCCGGCCATTGTGCCGCTGATGGAGATCGTCACCACGACGGATCAGGGCATTGTAAAGGCCATCCGAAACAGCGCCGTGATTCGCTGGCTGCTGATGTTCGCCGCGTCCATGCGCCCGGAGGACGTGAAGCAGCGCGCACAGGACTTCGCGGACAGTTTCCTGAACGTGACTAACGGCACGGGCGTCGCGGCCGTAGACGCAAAGGCAGAAGCGAAGCAGATTGACCCCAAGGATTACGTCCCGAACGCCGCCCAGATGGACAAAACCACGCAGCGCATTTATGCCCTGTTTAACACCAACCCGCATATCGTCACATCCATTGCGACGGAGGACGAACAGAGCGCGTATTTTGACGCCGAGATCGAGCCTGTGCTGAAGCAGCTCAGCGGCGAGTACACCCGCAAGCTATTCTCCCGGCGCGAGCGCGGATGCGGGAATCGCATCGTATTCGAGGCCTCCGCGTGGGATTTCGCGTCGACCGCGACAAAGCTCAATCTCTTGCAGCTGGTCGACCGAGGCGCGTTAACGCCGAATGAATGGCGGCGTGCGTTCAATCTTGCACCGGTAGACGGCGGAGACAAGCCGATCCGCAGGCTGGACACGCAGCCGGTCGACCGGAACACCACGCAGAAAGGAGATGAAACCACATGAAAATCAGCATTCGCGGGCCCATCGTATCCAGCAATCAGCACCGCTTCTATCAGTTTTACGGAATGGAGGCGACGAGCCCAAAATCCGTAGCCGACGCACTTGCCAAGGGAAACGGCGAGCGGGCCGAAGTCGAGATCAATTCCGGCGGCGGCGAGATCTTTGCCGCGAGCGAGATCTACACCGCCCTGCGCAGCTACGCGGGAGGCGTCCACATCCGCATCGTCGGCCTCGCGGCCTCGGCCGCATCCATCATCGCCATGGCGGGAGAATCAGAAATGACGCCAACCGGCATGATGATGATCCACAACGTCCAGACAGAGGCCAGCGGCGATTACCGCCAAATGGAGCACACCGCAGGGACGCTGCGCGACGCAAATCACGCCATTATCTCGGCCTACGTCGCCAAGACCGGCAGGCCGGAAGCGGAGATCGCCGCCATGATGGACGCAGAAACATGGATCACAGCGGAGCGGGCCGTAGAACTCGGACTCGTTGACCGCGTGATGCAGCCGGATACCGGCCAGAAGCCGCTGGCAGCGGATTTTTATTCCGGCATGCTCAGCGAAGACGCGCTCCGGCGCGCGGAAAACTTTTTAAAAGGTCAGGCCGCAGAGCCTGATTTTTTTATGCCCGAACGGGCGCAGGCAGAAGCAAAACTGAAATTTTTAAAACTCAAAGGAGAATTGAAATGACGAAGGAAATTTACAACATCCAGCGCCAGAAGCTCATGGACGACGCCCAGAAGCTGCTGGACGAAAGCAAGACCGCAGAGGCGCAGGCCAAGATGAAGGAAGTCGAGGCCCTCGACGCCAAGTTTGAGGAGGAAGCCAAGATCCAGGCGAACCTCAACGCACTTGCGGGTCAGAAAGTCGCGGCCCCGGCTGCGGCGGCACAGTCCGTCGACCTGTCCGGCACGGCGAAGACTCCGGACGTGCTCGACCGGTACGACACCGACGAGTACAAGAAAGCCTTTATGAACTACGTCCTGACCGGCAAGAAGATCCCCGCAGAGCTGACCAACGTGGACGCCAACACCAAGACCTCCGACGTCGGCAGCGTCATCCCGACCACGACCATCCAGAAGATCTACGAGAAGATGGAAGCCATCGGCATGATCCTGCCGCGCGTAACACACACGTCCTACGCGGGCGGCGTCCAGGTCCCAACCAGCTCGGCCAAGCCGACGGCCTCCTGGGTCGCCGAGGGCGAGGGCTCTGACAAGCAGAAGACTTCGACCGGCAAGATCGTCTTTGCGTACCACAAGCTGCGCTGCGCGATCTCCATGTCGCTGGAAGTTTCCATTATGGCATACCCGATGTTCGAGGCACAGTTTGTCCGGAACGTCGCAAATGCGATGGTAAAGGCGAAGGAGCAGGCCATCATCAACGGCACCGGTTCCAGCATGCCGAAGGGAATCCTTGCGGAGACCGCCCCGACCGGCCAGAACATCGACATTGCCGCCGCGACAACTGCTCTGACCTACAAGGATCTGTGCAAGGCCGAAGCTGCGCTGCCGCAGGCATATGACGGCGCGGTCTGGTTCATGTCCAAGAAGACCTTCGAGACGCAGATCGTCGGCATGGTAGACAACAACGGCCAGCCCGTCGCGCGCGTCAACTACGGCATCAACGGCAAGCCAGTCAACTACATCCTCGGCCGCGAGGTCATCCTGACCGGCGACTACCTGCCGGCCTTTGCGGAGTCGGTCACGGCCGACACCGTCTTCGCCTTTATGTTCGATCCGGCGTACTACCTCTGGAACGAGAACATGGGCATGACGGTAAAGCGCTACACCGACGAGGACACCGACGACGAGGTCACAAAGGCCATCGAGATCGCCGACGGCGCGTGCGCCGACGTCAACAGCCTCGTCACGCTGACCAAGAAGAAGGCCTGACAGCGCGCGGCCAACAGGGAGGGATGACAATTGGCTTTGATCAACGTTGCAAAAACCGCCCTGCGGCTGACCACAAACGCCCTTGACGACGAGCTCAAAGACGAGATCGACGCCTGCCTCATGCGCCTGCACCTTGCGGGCGCAGAGGGAGCGGACGAAGATCCGCTGGTAAAGGACGCCGTCCGCGCCTACGTCCGCTGGCAGCATGATTTCTGCGGACGCGGCGAGGAATGGAAGACCTGCTTCGCAGATATCCGCGACGCCATGGGACTCTCGGACGATTACCGGGAAGTCCCGGCCAGCGGCGGAACAGGAGGCGCGTGCTGTGATCTTTGATACGCAAATCACGCTGCGCCTGTTCTCCTACCCCATCGTAAACGGCCAGACGGCGGAAAAGCTCGAACGCGAAACCACCGTCTGGGCTGCCCGCAAGTCCGTAAACCGCGCCGAGTATTATCAGGCCGCGCAAGCCGGCAAGCGCACGGACGCAGTTTTCCGCATGCACAGCGCGGAATACGGCGGCGAGCAGCAGCTCGTCTGCGGCGGCAAGACCTTCGATGTTATACGCACCTACGGCGCGGAGACGGAGGAAATCGAGCTGACCTGCAAACGGAGGGACGGCGCATGATGATCTATGAGGCGCTGGCAGACATGGGCGTACCGGTCTGCCACCCGCCATACAAGGGCGGAAAAGAAACCTACATCACCTATCAGCTGCTCGGCCAGTCCGGGCAGTTCTACGCCGAGGGCGGAGAGGCCGAGACCGGCGTGCAGTACGCCGTTTCCATCTTTGCCGAGGGATTTGCCGCCGGGCTTTTAAAGCGCGTAAAAGCCGCGCTGGAGGCAGCAGGCTACATCGCGACCGTCGACATGGAAACCTACGACAAGGAAACAGGCCGCACGCAGATCGCACTCATCGCCGAGACGGAGGGCGCAGCCTATGGCTAACATCTCCATCACCGGTGTCGACGAGCTCATGGCCACGCTCCAGAAAGCGAATGTTTTTGATGAGGACATGCAGCAGGAGCTTCTGTACGCCGCCGGGGATATCATCGTCGAGGAGCTGCAAAATGCCGTACGGGCGAGCGGGTTCCGAACGGAAGCCTACGCATCCAGCGTGAAATACCGCAAAACCATCAAGCAGGACAAAAACGGAGATCCGTATATCACCATCACGGCAGTCGGCAAAAACGAGCACGGAACGCGCAGGGCGACCGTGCTTTTTGTTTTGAATTACGGCCGCGCGAAGAAGTACGGGCAGATCACAGGAACTTATTTTTGGACAAAGGGCGTCCGCAGCGCGCAGAAGCGCGTGAACGCGGAACTCGAAAAAATTCTCACACAAAAGCTGAAAGAAAGGGGCTTACTGTAATGCCTAGTTTTGACTTACGCGGCATCCGGGCGGGAAAGTATAAAAACACGTCCGGCACCGTGACCTACACAGAGCCGACCGACGTCGGCGACGCCATGAGCGCGCAGCTGGAACTCAAGTTCGCCGAGGGACGCCTGTACGCAGAATCCAAGCTTGCCGAATACATCAAGCTTGCCACCGGCGGCACGATCTCGCTGGCCGTCAAGTACATCAAAAGGGCCGCACAGGCGATGCTCTACGGATGCACATCCGATACGAGCAAGGAAAATCTGAAATTCTCGGCAAAAGACATCGCAAACTATGTCGGCGTCGGCTTTTACGCGCCGGATAAGATCGACGGCGTGACCAAATACACCTGCGTCTGGGTACCGAAAGCGCTGTTCGGCCCGCCCTCGCTGTCCTACCAGACCAAGGGCGAGAACATCCAGTTCAACACGCCGACGACGACCGGCGAATTCCTCGCAGACGACTCCGCCGACGAGCTGCTGCTCGAAACTGAAACCGTCGACACCGCAGAGGCAGCCCTCGCATGGATCAAGGGAAAGCTGGGTGAAACCTGATGGAGACGACCAAACTGAAAACCATTGACTATGAATTCGAGGGCCGGGTATACCGGCTCTCCTGCAACATGAACGTCCTTGCCGACGTGCAGGACGAATACGACGGCAATCTGCTGCGCGCGCTGAATACGGTGCACGGCCTCAAAAGCACGCTGGCCTTCCTGGCCGCCATGCTGACCGACGCCGCAGACACGCAGGGCATCACCGATGAAAACGGCCTTCCGCTGCGCTTTACCAGCAAGCAGCTGGGCCGGAAGCTCACCATGCACCAGACGCTGGAGGCCGGGACGCGGATCTACCCGATGATTCAGGCTGCAGTCACGCCGCCGGAGGAAGAACTCGGTGAAAAAACGTCAGAAGACGAAAAAAACTGACACCGCCGGGGAAACCAAAGCAGCTGGGCTTTGATTTCCACGGCTATCTCGCAATCTGGCTCTTCCGGCTGCATCTGCCGGAGCGGGATTTCTGGAAAACCATGTCCCCGCGCCGCATAACGCTCCTGCTTGACGCGCTTGCGCCGCAAAAGCAGCAGGAACAGCCGCAGAGCCTATCGGCCTATCTGAACGGAGGCACCTAACATGCCGAGCATCAATACAAAATTTACGCTTTCGGGCGAAAAAGAATACAAGCAGGCAATTTCCGAGATCGGCAGCGGCATGAAGGTGCTGGACTCGGAAATGCGCAAGGTATCCTCTGCCTACGCGCAGAACGCGGACAGCGTAGAGGCCCTAAACGCCAAGAATGACGTCTTAGAGCGCAAGATTTCCACGCAGGCGGAGAAGATCGAGTATCTCAAGGCTGCGCTCCAGCAGTCCGCCGAAAAATACGGCGAGGCCGACAAGCGCACCATGCAGTGGCAGGCAAGCCTCAATAACGCAGAGGCAGAATTAAACAACCTGAACAATCAGGTAGACGAGAACAAGCAGAAAATCGCCGACTCCAGCAAGGAGATGGGCAACCTCGGCGACGTGGTGAACGGCCTGACGTCAAAGCTCGGAATCCAGCTGCCGGACAGCATGAAGTCCTCCATGAACGCCATGGGAAGCCTCGATGCACAGTCGCTGGCACTGGCTGGCGGCTTTGCTGCCGTCGCGGCGGCGATCGTCAAGGTGGAAAAAGCCATGATCTCCATGACGAAGGAGTCCGCCGCCTTTGCCGACAACATCATCACGCTTTCCATGCAGACCGGGCAATCAACACAGCAACTGCAGGAGTTTGCCTATGCGTCCGAGCTGATCGACGTATCCGTCGACACCCTGCAGGGAAGCCTGACAAAGCTGACCAACAACATGCAGGACACGATGAACGGTACGGGCAACGCGAAGGCATCCTTTGAGGCACTGGGCGTCTCCGTGACCAATGCCGACGGCAGTATGCGCAGTGCGAACGACGTTTTCTACGAAACGATTGACGCGCTCGGACAGGTAAAAAACGAAACCGAGCGGGACGCAATGTCCATGGACATTTTCGGACGCTCGGCTCAGGATCTGAATCCGCTGATCATCCAAGGCTCGAAAACTCTGAAGGAGTACGCAGACGAGGCGCACAACGTCGGGTATGTGCTCGACGACGAGGCGCTTTCTGCCCTCGGCGCGGTAGACGACGCATACCAGCGCCTGCAAAAGACGCAGGAGGGCGTCAAAAACCAGCTGTCCGCCGAATTCGCCCCGTATCTCGAAGAATTCTACGGCGACGTGACAACCATGGTAAAGGACGGCGGCAAGGCGCTCAAGGACTCCGGCATCGTCGACGCCTTCGGCATGCTGCTGGAGACCGTCGGCGATATCCTCAATCCCATGTCCGACCTTTCCAACAACCGCGTCCCGGCGCTGACCAAGGCATTGCAGCCACTCGCAAAGGTAATGGCGCTCATGGCCGACGCGGCGGAGCTTTTAAAAGGCGTTATCAACTTCAGCACCGGCCACATCAGCGAGGGCTGGGGACAGATGACGCACGCGCTCGGTTTCGGCTACTCCAGCGGAAACGGAAACAACTACCAAAATCTGCTCGACAGCTACACAGCGCAGCAGTGGGGGCAGAGCGCGGCAGACCTCTCCAAAGCCTACGAGGACGCGATTGCCCGCGGCGATCCGTCCACCATCGGCATCACAGAGGACGAATGGGTTCGCCGCTATCTGGGCGGCAACGCCTCCGGCACGGACAACTGGTATGGCGGCTTCACGCGGGTCAACGAAAACGGCCCGGAGCGGATCTTCCTGCCGTCCGGCTCCCGCATCCAGACGGCCAGCGAGACGCGCTACACATCCGGCGATACCTACAACACCATCGTATACGTGGATCACGTCGACGACCTAGACACCATCCTCCGCATCGCCAAAAACGCACGCATCACAGCCAGAATGGGGGCGAAGTAAATGGCAACCTTTACAGTACCGGCGAGTGGATCAACAGCAGTCGCGAAAAACTATCCGAACACAAACTTCTCGGATCTTACGCAATACAAGTTGTTTGTGGAGCCGTTTACAAACCATTCCGGAACATTCGGAGGGTGGGACAACATACTACTGAAATTCGGAGAACCGGCAGCAGCGTACAAGTACAAACGCATTACAAAGGTTAAGCTTGTGCTATATGCAATGCCAACGAAAGGCATATTGGGGAGCTGGGGGGCAGCGTATATATCAGCCTATGCGCTCGGGCTGAAAGAACCGCTTGATGTAAGTACGGCGACATATGCGACGCAGCCGCAGCAGTTGAACGATGGATCAACAAGCGGGTCGGCAAGTTGGACCGAACTCAATAAAGTTGTACAGGCGCAGGTGACATTCACAATGTCGCAATACAATGCAGCGGAGAAGAATGGACTTGAGCACGGTCTGCGCAACGGCTTTTTGTTTGCTTTTATAACGGGCAGAGAAGGACACGCATCAGAGGCGATTTTTTATGGTGCAAAATCATCATACAAACCATTCCTTGAGTGCGAATACTCTAACGATAATGTAGGAATAAAGGCGGAGAATTTCGCACCGTCGTCAGGGGCTTTTGTAAACAGAACGCAAAAAAATACATTTACATGGGATACCACTGACGACACAGATCTTACACAGACGTGCTTCGCGGAGATAAAACAAACCTCCGCTGTTTTTGAGTGGCGCGTAAAAAACGCAAGCACATCAAAAACGATAAGCGTGTCTGGCGCGACGACCGCTTGCACGGTCCCGGCAAACACATTCCCGTCCGGGACGCTCGAATGGCGCGTAAAGGTGACGGCAAACAGCGGCACGACAACGACGTCCGCATGGCAGGAGATCACGACAACAGACGTTACCCCGACGGCTAAGCCCGTCTCCCCTTCCGGCATCGTCATCGACGCGACAATCGCCAACCGCTTCTCGTGGAAGCACATCATTTCCACCGGCACGCCGCAGAGCAAGGCGGATCTGCAATGGTCCGCCGACGGCACGACCTGGAACACCCTTGCGACAGTCACGGGAGAAAACCAGTATTACGACGTTCCGGCGAAAAAATTCACAAGCGGAACAAAATACTGGCGCGTGCGCACCTACAACACAGACGGCACGCCGTCGGAATGGAGCGACAAGGCAGAGTTTATCGCCATCAACGCTCCGTCCGCACCGTCCGTCGTGATCCAGTCCACCGGCCCGCGACCGCGCATCACCTGGCAGACCACCGAGCAGGAAGCCTATCAGCTGACGCTCTCGAGCGGCTACGCCTCCGGAACGGTCTACGGCACAGAAAAGGCCTGGCGCTCGCCGGTCTACCTCGCCGACGGCAGCTACACCATTCGCGTCCGCGTGCAGAACAAGTACGGCATGTGGTCCGAGTGGAGCGCAGCCGCGCTCCCCGTTTCGCACACCGAGGGCGAGGCGATCACGCTGTCGGTCAACGCAAGCCATGAGGCCGCGCTGACCTGGCAGACTGCAGGCAGCTATGATTTTTATCTGATCGAGCGGGACGGCGTCGCCATCGCCCGCACCGCGCAGAAGCAGTACATCGACCACACCAGCATCGGCAGCGTGACCTACCGCGTGCGCGGCTGCTACGCCGACAGCGACAACTACGGCGTGTCCAATTCCGACACTGTCGAAGTGCTGCCCGAGACCAACATGATCTGCGACCTCGAGACCGGCGTCTGGCTCGAGATGCGCCTGTCCGAAACGCAGCTGCGCACCAACCGCACCAGCTTCTCGGCCGGTGTCTCGACCGTCCATCTGGCGGGCCTTGCCTACCCCGTCGAGGAGCGCAGCGAGCAGCGCGACCGCGCCCTGTCCGTCGCCTGCGCCTGGCCGCACGCGCAGCGGGCCGCCGCCCTCGCGCTGGAAGCCCTTGTCGGCCGCCTCGTCTGCCTAAAAGACCGATACGGAAACATGGCCATCGGCTCGCTCCCGTCGCTCGAGAGCAACTGCGACGAGTTCATGCGCCGCTATTCCTTCACCATCTCGCACACGAACCGGGAGGAGGCGATCACCCTTGACCCGTGACGTAAGCTACCGCATCGACGTGCTCCGGAACGGTGCGCCCATCACGCAGCTGCAATGGGATACCGGCAGCCCGCCGCAGATCATGAGCGACCGCGCTGCGAACATCCACGGCACGCTCAAGGGCAGCTTTCTTCCCAATGCCGTCGCGGCGTGGGAATCCGACGAGCTGCGCCCGTGGATCATCGTAAACGGGACGGAGCACTCTCTCGGCATCTATCAGTCCGCGACCGTCGGCAAAAAAGGAAGCGCGGGCAGCACGCGCGTAGAGATCGAAGCCTACGACCGCTGCTGGCGCGTGTATACGCAAAAAACCGAGAAGATCCTGCATCTTGCCGCTGGCTCGTCGTACATCACTGAGATCCGCAAGCTGCTGACAGACTGCGGCATCTCGCTCGTGATCGCAACGCCGAACGCCGCTGTGCTGGCGACAGACCGCGAAGACTGGCCGATTGGAACGAGCTATCTGACGATCGTGAACGCGCTGCTGTCCGAGATCAATTACGAAAGCCTCTGGTTTGACGCGGACGGCGTGTGCAGGCTCGAACCGTATCAGGAGCCGTCCGCCGCCATCATCGACTGGCGCTACGGCGTGACGGACCTGTTTCTCCCGGAGAAACATCCGGGGCCGGACTGGTCGGACGAAACGGACATTTTTGACGCGCCGAACGTCTTCATCGTGACCTGCAACAACCCGGATATGGACGCAGCAATGGTGGCGACGGCCGTCAACGACAATCCGGCCTCCAAAAAATCCACCTTTAAGCGCGGCATGCGCATTACCTCCGTCGAGCGGGTAGACAATATCGCCTCGCAGGACGAATTGCAGGCCTACGCCGACAAGCGCCGCAACGAGTCGCTGCTTGCTACGCGCGCCATTACATTTTACACGCTCAGCGAGCCGGGGCACGGCGTCGGAGATATCCTCGCCCTGACGCACGACGAAATCGGCGGAATTTACCTCGAAACCGGCTGGTCGGTCACGATGCAGGCCGGAAGCCTCATGACACACTCTGCAAAAAGGACGGTGATCGCATAATGGAAGGCATCGACAGCCTGTTTGTGACGAATATCGAGATCCCGGACGAAAACCTGCCGGAGAACTTTCTTGCGACCGTCGGCGCGGTCTATGACGACGGTCTGTCCCTCATCCTAGAGGGGCAGACTGAAGCCACAACAAAGCACTATAAATGCAACACGTCCGCCACCTTTGCCGCGGGAGACCGCGTCAAGGTCGCGCGGATCTCCGGCAGCTATATCGTCGAGTACGTTGTCGGGCCGCCGGGAAGCGGCGGGAGCGGAGGAGAGAGCGCTCCACCAGACAGAATCAAAAAAGATAGTTACGGCATGTACGTCAAAAGCAATTTCTTGCTGCCACTTTACGGGAATGAAAGCATTGGCGCGACAAATGTGCCGTTTTACGGGGTGGCTGCAAATAGGGTTTGGCTGTGCTATAACGCAAGCAAATACGCAGCATTAAGGTGCAACAGCGACGGGAAACTGCTTGTGAACGGCACTGTGATTGCATAGGAGGCAAAATAACATGATCCAGATCCACATAAACAAAGCCTGCGCGCATCTGTGCTCGCCGCCGGAGCTTCTGACGGCGGGCATGGCGAAGGCCGTCAGCGTCGAATTCGCGTTTTCATCCGACTGGGACGGGCTGACGAAGACGGCAGTCTTTACAAACAGGAAGAAAACTGTAGACGTGCTGGAATCCGAGTGGGACGGGAACCGTCTGATCGTACCGTATGAGATCCTTGCTGACGCCGGGCTGATCGCACGCGTCGGTGTGTACGGGTCCAACGCCTCCGGCGTCGTCCTCCCGACGGTATGGGTGACGCTCGGCAAGGTGCAGCCTGCGGCGGAGCCATCCGGCGACCTGGCTGCGGAGCCGACGCTCCCGATCTGGGCGCAGCTGCAAGCGCAGATCGGCGACCTGGACGATCTCAGGACCTACAACAAGGACAACCTCGTTGCCGCCATCAACGAAGCCCGGCAGTCGGGCGGCGGCTCCGGCGGCGGCTACAACATTGGCTCCGGCCTGAAGCTGGACGCGGAAACGAATACGCTCTCCGTCGATACGGCGGAGAGCGTGGAGAAGGACAACACCAAGCCCGTCACCTCCGCCGCCGTGTACACGGAGGTCGGCAACATCAACGCGCTGCTCGCGACGATTTAAGGAGAGGATTTTATGAGCACACAGACTGAAATTACAAGATTGCAGACCGCGCGGAACAAGCTGCGCACATGGCTCGTCGGCCTCGGCCTCGCCGCGAGCACGGACAAACTCGACGCGCTGGCCGACAAGGCTGCCGCCATCAAGAATAACGGCGCGGTCGACGCGCAGGTCAAGGAGGGCGAGAGCTATACCGTCCCGAAGGGCTACCACGACGGCACAGGAACGGTCAAGGGCGTTGGAGGCGGCGGCAACTACCAGCTGCAAGCCAAGTCGGTAACGCCGACGAAGGAGCAGCAGGCCGTCACGCCCGATCAGGGCTATTACGGCTTGTCCGGCGTGACCGTCGGCGCGATCCCGGAAAACTATCAGGACGTCTCCGCCACGACCGCCGCGCCTGCCGACGTGCTGGCGAATAAAGTATTTATCGACGCGGACGGCGTAACGCAGGCCGGCACCATGCCGGACAACGGCGCGGTCGAAAAGGTGCTGGACGCGACGGCCGGCAATCAGGAATACACCGTCCCGGCGGGCAAGCACTCAGGAACGGGAAAGGTAGCCATCGCGCTGGAAACCAAGTCCGCCACGCCTGCCGAGGCCGCGCAGGACATCACGCCCACGAAGGGTAAAGTTCTCGGCAAGGTCAAGGTCGGAGCGATTCCCGACAAGTACAAGGACGTTTCCGGCGTGACTGCCGGAGCGGCTGACGTGCTGGACGGCAAGTTTATCGTGCTGGCCGACGGCAGCAAGGTCGAGGGCACCATGGCCAACAACGGCGCGATCTCGAAGACCATCGACGGCCTCACGCAGACCAGCGTAGACATTCCAGCAGGCTATACCTCAGGCGGCACAGTCAACCTGACGGACGACATCGAAAACGCCCTCGCCGCGATTTAAAGGAGGAACAGATATGAGCGTACAGACAGAGATCGACCGCATTATCACGGCAGTCGGCGCGGCGTATGACGCAGTGGAGGCCAAAGGAGGCACAGCCCCTGCGGCACAGACCATCGAAGGGCTTGCCGCAGTAATCGGTACGATTCAGACCGGAATCGCTCTGCGGCTGATCGTAACAGTATCTGCCGGTGCGACGGTCACGGCGACGAACGGCTCAAAAACGATCAGAGGAACATCTGACAGCACCGGCGTTTGCACGCTTATCGTTCCGGAAGCCGGAACATGGAGCGTATCTGCGACACTGGACGGGAAAACGTCCGACACAAAAGCCGTAACTATCACGGACAGTTACGCGGTGTCGCTTAATTTTGTATATCCGACACTGAATAAAAATACTTGGGAAACAATAAAAGATATATCCGACGCGGGACAGGGCGCGAACTATTGGAGCGTCGGTGACCGAAAGGCTGTAACGCTAAACGGCACGGTTGGACATCTTACACTATCTAATTACACAACATATGCGTTCATTATTGGATTTAACCATAACGCGAGCCTAGAAGGGGAAAACCGTATCCATTTCCAACTTGCAAAGACCGCGCTCTCCGGCGGTACGGACGTGTGTTTCTGCGATAGTTACTATACCTCGCCCGTTTCGACAACCGGCTATTTCTCTATGAACAGTAGTGCAACGAACTCCGGCGGATGGGCGAGCTCGCAAATGCGTACAAATATTTGCGGGACAAGCCTCTCGAGCTATTCCGGAACGATTATCGCAGTCATTCCGGCGGCGCTCCGTGCAGTCCTAAAGTCCGTTACCAAGTACACGGACAATACGGGAAATAATAGCACATCCGCGAGTGCGGTCACGGCGACAAAGGATTACTTTTTCCTCCTCTCGGAGTTTGAGGTTTTCGGGAGCATTTCGAGAGCAAACTCGAACGAGGCGAGTAAGCAAGCGCAGTACGCCTATTATTCCGCTGGAAACAGCAAGGTAAAGTACAAGCACAACGGAACGAGTGCCGCCGCTCGTTGGTGGCTCCGTTCTCCGCTTGCGAGCAGCTCCGACGGTTTCGAGAATGTGAACACCAACGGGACAGTCGAAGACCGCACCGCGCGCGCTTCCTTCGGCTTCGCGCCCGGCTTTTGCGTATGAGGGAGAAGCGCATGGAATATATCGTGTATAAGCGGTTCCGTGGGAATGGCATCGATGGAGCATTTAATCTCCGGTACGGAACTGTTGTATCGGAGATTGAAGGGTTCCTGTTTGCAGCAGACGGCAGGCGGATATGCGCTGCGACGTCCGAAAACGGGTGGGAGCATTTCAGGCCGAACACGCAGGAAGGTGCCGAGCGGCAGAAAATGCTGAACGATCTGTACCGATGGTACAGAAAAAACGGCTGCGGTGAAGACTTTACGGATGAAAAATGGCCGGGGCAGGAAAACGGATATTGGAAGAATCGGCTGCGAACAGCAAGCACAAAGCAATTGGAGAAAATCTATCAAGAGAAATTTGGAGGGACACCATGTATGCAGTAAAACAGGACGGTGCGTTTGCCGGGTATGCGGACAGTATTGTGCCCATCCGACTGCACGGCAACGGTTGTTATGTCCCGTGCAAGGAAGATCAGGCAGAAGGATTTTGCGCTAAGATGGCTGTGACTATTACAGATGAAGAAGGGACTGAGCATCAGGTGCTTTCTGACAGGGTGTTTCATCTCCCCGGTTACACGTTGAAAGGTACGGAGCCGGAGGGCAGCTATGAGGAAATGGGTGCGGCACTGCCACTCACAGATGCAGAGAACGCGGCGAAAATTTTACTTGGGGAGGCGGAATAACATGAGCACCTACACCGAGCGGGCGCGGGCGCTGCGCCCCTATATCGTCAAAAGCGCCGCCAGTCTCACTGACGCCGACGCGAGTCTCGCGCCGGAGCTTTTCACCCGCCTGACCGGCTCCGGCAGCCTCGTCAAAGCCGGCACGCGCATCAACTGGGGCGGCACCATCAAGCGCGCCGCCTCCGACCTCTGGGACACGGCCCAGAACACCCCGGACGCCGCCCCGGCCCTCTGGGAAGACATCGCCTACAAGCAGGGCTTCCGCATCATCCCCGAGACCATCACCGCCGGCCTTGCATTCTCCAAAGGCGAAAAAGGCTGGTGGCAGGACGAGCTCTACGAATCCCTGCTCGCCGCCAACGTCTGGAACCCATCCGTTAACCCGGACGGGTGGAAGAAGATCACGGAAGAAGGTACATAGCCATGGACACCAAGACCATCATCGTCACCCTCGTCTGTGCCGTGCTCGGCTCGTCCGCGCTGACGGCGGTAGTAAACGCCGTCGTCGGCGCGATACAGAAAAAGCGCGGCAAGGCCACATCGCAGGATGAGCATCTCGGCGAGATCGACAAAAAGCTCGACAAGATGCAGACGCATCAGAACGAGCAGTATCTGGCTATCCTCCGCCTCACGATCATGAGCGAGGAAATGCCAATGGCAGAGCGTTTGATCGCCGGAGAGAAGTATAAAAAGATGGGCGGGAACGGCGACGTGAAAAAATTCCTGCACCAGCTGGAGGCGCAGTGCGGACACAGTAATGGAATTCAGTAAAAAATGGCTGATTTGCAGCGCGCTCGTCAGCCTCGCGCTCATCATCGCCTGCGCGGCAGGCGCAGATCTGACGGAGATCACGCTTGCGGTGCTGGCCGAAACAACGTCCTCCAGCGGCTTTTACCTCTGGAAAGCCAAAAATGAGAACCGCGCGAAGTACGCGCAGAAGTACATGGATAAATGGGCCGAAAAGTACGGCCCGGAAGCGGCAGCACGCATCGCGGAGATCGTGCTGAAAGATTGAAAGGAGCATACTTATGGACTACACACAGATCATCTCGGCAGTGATCGCGCTCATCAGCGCGCTCGTTTCGGCATTTTTGATCCCGTGGCTCAAAACCAAGATCGACGCGGACAAGCTGCAAACACTCCGCACTTACGTTGAGATCGGCGTAAAGGCGGCGGAACAGCTCTACGCGGCAACGGACGGCGAGGAAAAGAAAGCCTATGTGATCAATTTTCTGGCCGAACACGGAATCCGGTTCGACGTATCTACAATCGATCAGCTGATCGAGGCCGCCGTGCTGCAGCTGCACCACGAGTTATACGGGAGTGAGCGGGCATGAGCGTTATGAAAGCCTCCGAGCTCGTCAGGCGGCATATTGACGTCGCGAAGAATTACCAAACCGTGTATATGTGGGGCTGCTTCGGGATGCCGGTTACAGAAAGCATCATCCGGGAAAAAGCTGCACAGTATCCAAGCTGGTACACAGCCGCCAAGCAGTCTGAGCTGCGCAAGCAGATCGGCAAGAGCTATTTCGGCTTTGACTGCGTGAACCTCACGAAGGGCATTCTGTGGGGCTGGAACGGCAATCAGAACGCGGCATATGGCGGCGCAAAATACGCCGCGAACGGCGTCCCTGACGTCTCCGCCGACGGCATGATCGCGAAGTGCAGGGACGTATCCGCGTCCGGCTGGGACAAGCTCGTCCCAGGCGAAGGCCTGTGGATGCCCGGCCACTGGGGACTGTACATCGGAGACGGCTTGGCCGTTGAGTGTACGCCCATCTGGGATAATGGCGTGCAGATCACCGGCGTCGGCAACATCGGTGTCAAGGGCGGCTACAACAGCCGCGTATGGAAGAAGCACGGGAAGCTCCCGTGGATCGACTACGACACGGAAACCGTCGACAAGGCCGTCGAGGACGCCAAGAAGACCATCAAGGCAAAGGCCGGACTTGCGGACAGCACGATCAAGTATCTTGCCGATTACAAATACGGCGACGACCTCCTGAAAAAGCTGGCTGCGGCCATGAAGTAAGCCCCGCCCGGCGGCGGGCCGAAGGGAGTGACGAAAGCATAACTGCGCGGCTGGCTCTGCCGAAGGAGCTGGAACACCTCACGCGCAGCGACTGGGAGCGCGTCGCTGACGAGGGCTTATTGGATGAGATCGATCAGCAGATCGTGAATCTTTATATCGTGCGCAGGCTCCCGCAGATGGACGCTGCCGCCGAGATCGGCGTCGACCGCAAAACCATCTCCCGCCGCCTGCCGCACATCTATAACACCGCCCGCCGCCTGACAGGAGCATAACGCAAAGCACCCGTGGGATTCGTCCCACGGGTGTTTTTGTATCAGGCCCGCAGTTATCCTGCGGGCTTATTTTGTTGCATGAGCGCGTCCCAGCGGGCCCAGAGTTCGCGGTTGCAAGGTTCGCCGTGCAGCGAATCGAGAATATCAGCGACTTCTGCCGGGCTTTGATAGTACAGGACGCACGTTTCGCCGGTCTGCGTGCGCTGAAATTGCAGCTTTTTCGGCCATGCCGGAAAATGCGAGGATACTTGCATTAAAAGCTCAGGCTGCCCGTAAACCCGCAGCCGTGGTGTCCTGATGGGCTTGCCACGTACCTTGTGCGGCCAGAGATCAAGGCAAGCTTGCAGCTCCACCACACCGCGGCAAAATCCCTGCCAATCCGTCACGTCGGCGAGGGACGGGAGAAGATGCACCTTTGCGGATTTCATAACCCAAAAGTCTTTCTTCCCGTCTGCGCGGTGCTGGAGGTATGGCGCGGTTGGGAAAAGCTCGGCAACCGCGTCGATGTACCACCGATCAACACAGCGCACAAGGAACTTGCCGCAGGTATCAACGCCGAGCAGCATGAGGATCGCTTGCTGATAGCCGTTCATTCCCGCGTCCTCCTTGCTTGCGTTGGCCGCAATCATCAGCAGATGCGGATGAAACCATCGCTGCAAGCCTTGAGCGTGTAGCTGGTGCTGTCGTCGTGCGCGTCGGCGATCCACTCTTCTTCATCATCGTCGTACCGGATACTGTCGTAATCGACGACCAGATCGGCCATCTCCTCTGCATTGTCTGCCAGCCAGTCGCGGATCATGGTGTCCATCATATCCCTGTTCATTTCGTACATTTTATTTACCTCCGTCATTTAATTTATCTTATGGTCTTATTATACGCCCACTGGGCGCAGAAGTCAAGAGGAAAATGAAAAAAGTTATAAAAAATAAGCGCCGGAAGCCCATCCGGCGCTTGCTTTTTTATCGATTGTTCAAGGCTAAAATCTCGGCTGCCATTGTGGCCACATACGGCGGGCAGGCGCGGTCGCCGAGGCACCAATGCTGCACGGTACGCAGAGGAACGTTGAAATACTGCGCAAAGCCGGTCTGCGTCAGTCCGTATTTCTCGATTAGCTCCGGGATCGTGCAGTGCGTGCCGTCCCAGATCCCGCCGAGCAGCGCCAGCCGCTCCGCCGGAATCTCTTCGTCTTCGGCATCGCCCCAGACGCTGGACAGTGCCATATCGGAGACATAGGCGTCGCGGTCGGTGTATGCGCCTGTTTCGGCGTAAAGAGCAGCGCGGATTGCGGGTGTGAGTTTCATGGTGGTACCTCCTTATATTTTTTCAACCGTGAGCACGGCGCTGGACGTCAGCCGGCATAGCATACCTCCCACGCGCAGATGTTCGCCGCATCCAACGCGGCAGAAATCAGCGCTTCGGCGTCCACGCCCAGAACGCCGGAGATGGACCGCAGAACGCCCAAGACATCCTCCGAGGTGTCAACGGACGCACCGTCCATTGTGCCGTCTGAAAAATTCCAGCAGAAGCCATCAGCAGTCACGGAAAAATACACGCGGCTGCCAAAATCGCCGCAGGACGTGTCATCGACCTCGACGGTGACAAGCTGGCCGTTAAGGTCGACCACGACACCGCCGGAAAACTGCCAGTAACCTCCGCCATTATTTGCAGTGTCCGGGTTATAGTGGGGATTTGTCTGCTCTCCCCACGCGGAAACGATATTAAACATGTGCCATCCCCCATTTTTTGTCGTATTTTGTTTTGTTTCCGCTTCGGTGCTGGAACACCGAAGCGGATTCTCTGCTTCTAACGATCAGAAGCAGTACGCGCTGATGGGCTGACCGTCGATGCGGACGGTGGCGAGCGTATCGTCGCTGAAATCGGGATAGTCAGCGTCTTCGATGCTGTCCGCCAGCTCGTCCAGCGTGTAGCCAAAGTACACGCAAAATGCGTCGCCCAGGCAGGCGTCCATATCGCGGCAGAGGATCGCGGACTGTTCTTCCGTGTCGCCAGCCTCGGTGGCAACGGCAGTGCAAGCGATGAGTTCGTAACGGTTGTTGATGATCTTGGTTTCCATGTTTATGTACCTCCCGGCTTTCGCCTTGCTTTATCTTATGGCTTTATTATACGCCCAACGGGCGTAAAAGTCAAGAGGAAAATGCAAAAAAATATAAAAAAATTGGTACACAAATGCCCCATAAATGTCCCCCAGAAAAAGCGCGGAGCCGGTAGACTGAGGATAGGAGCTGGCCAGCTTACTTATTTTTACCGGAGGTATTTTTTATGGAATACGCAAGCAAGGGACTCGCGGGGACTGCGCTGGGCTTTGGCATCGGCGGCGCCGCGCTGGGACTGGCGAACGGCGGACTCGGTAATCTGCTGGGCGGCCTCAACCAGAACAAGAGATCGGAAGCCGCTGACGTAGCCGCAGCGGTTGCGCCTGCCATGACGGTAGCCGCCATGCTCGCCGCGCGGCAGCAGGAGCCGACGTGCAGCGAGAATATGCCGGTCACGCGCTACGATCTCGAACGGGAGCAGCAGCTGGCCGCGAAGGACAGCGAGATCGCGCTGCTCAAGGCCAACACGTACAACGACGGCAAGATGCTGGAGGTATACGGTTATATCGATGGGCAGCTCAAGGACGTCCGTGAGGCGCTGTGCAAGCAGGCCGTCCACAACCAGCGCACCGAGGATAGCTTCGCGCTGGTAAAGCAGGACGTCGAGTCTGTCCGCAAGGAAGCCCTTGGTGCGGTCAAGATGGAGGCCGAGCGCCGCTGCTGCGGTGACAACTCCATCGTCACCTACGTAAACGCGACCTTTTATCCCAAGCAGGTCGCCGACGTCACCACGGGCACCGCGACCACGGCGCAGTCGCTCTACAACCCGATCCCGAAGTGCGGCGGGTGCTGCAACAGCTAAGCAAAAGGGGCGGCAATAGCCGCCCCATCCGAAAACGGAGGATAACTGTATGACAGTGACGATAGATCAGGCCATGCGCGGCGCGATGCGCTACGCGGACAATGAGGTCATTCCGCACCTGCCGGGCGGCAAAGGCATCGGGGCCGGGATCATGCTTGCACTTATCATGGAGGGCAGCCGTGAGAAGATCCTCGCGCTGCGCGAAAATCCGGCGGTCAAAATGATGCAGATCTTTGACGACGCCGGAAACATCGACCTCGACAAACTCTACAACGCGGCTCGGCCACGCTTTGAGAACAAGCTGACCGTATCCGTCCCGCTGCTGGGCGATATGCGCTTTGATCAGAACGACGTGGACAAACTCTACCGATACATGCAGGAGGCGTGACGAGATGAAAGAATATATCGAAAAGATTTACACAAAGCTGCACGAGGCGATGGAAAAGCCGGTGACGCTGGGCAGCGCAGAGGAAGTCGGGCTGTACGCGAAGACAATCTACAGGCTCGAAAAGCTGCACGGGCACCACGACGAGCCGGAGACGGCCACATTTGATCGCGAAACGGCGATGCAGTGGGCAGCCAACATGCAAAACGCCGACGGCACGACCGGCCCGCATTGGACGATGGAGCAGACGACGGCCGTGGCAGAGAGCATGGGCATTCAGGAACCCGTGGTCCCACGCTGGGCGTGGGGCGTGACCATGAACATGATGTACTCGGACTACTACCCCGTCGCCGTAGAATTCGGCCTCAACCGCCCGGAGTTCTACGCTGCTCTGGCAAAGGCGTTTTTGATCGATAAAGACGGACCTGGCCCGGAGCGAAAGCTGATGGAGTATTACGAGCATATCGCAAAATAAAGAAATACCCTCTCCAATCCGGAGAGGGTATTTTCATCTCTGCACGATCATCCCAATAACACCATTTACAAATATGATGTGTTCGGATAAGTGCATATCTGGTACACCGGACGCGCCGAAATCCGAAACGGAAGGCGGCGCGAGGGCGAGGGCGTCGGCGTAGGTTACTTGGGCGGAATCGGCTACATTCAGGAATAATTTGAATGAATCATCGTACAGATAGATCGCGTTTACGAATAAATCTATGACTTTTTTGCGGTATTCCAGATCGGATCGGTCGCCGGTGCGGAACTGGTTGAGCCATACGACGATGTCCTCTTTTTTGATCTGGACGCGGCTGGCGATGCGGAGGGATGCAAGATCGGCTTCCAGCGCCTGCTTTCGGGCCTCGGCAGTTTCAATGCGCTCGTTGATCCTGCGGCGGGCGGCTTCCGCCGTTGCGGAGATCAGAGCGTCGACAAGCTGATCGATCTCCTTGTCGGCGTCGCGGATCTGCTTCTCCAGCGGCTTAATGCCGGATGCGTCATAGCTCTTTTGATACTCCGCCACAACGCGCTCGGCTGCGCCGTCGATCCAGCTGTCCGTCAGCACGCAGGAGCCGATATAATCCACGATACTGGCTTCGAGTTCGTCCTTGCGCTCATTGCGCTTTTTGCAGGTGTGCTGCTTCTTCCGCGCGGCGCAGGTGTAATAGTAATACGTCGCTCCGTGCCTGCCGCGCCCGCACTCCCCTATCATCGGCGCGCCGCACTCGCCGCAGAACAGCTTTCCATGCAGCAGATATTCAACTTTCGCCTTTGCATGGCCGGGAGCCCTGGCATTCGCCTTGAGCCGGTCGCGCACGCGCTTTTTCAGATCCTTTGAGACGATGGCCGGGAATGCGTCCTCGATCACGATCTCGCCGAGGTAGTCGTACCTGCCGGCATACCGCTCGTTTGCAAGGATACGCTTTACCGAGGCTAATGTGAGCGGGTTCCCGCGCTGATTACGGTAGCCCAGCCGTGCGCAGTCGGCCACGATCTGCTTTTGCCCTGCGCCGTCGGCATACTGCTCATGGATAAAGCGGACGATGCGGGCTTCGTCCTCGTTGATCTCGTACTGCTTATTCACGACGCGGTAGCCGAGCGGGGCAAGGCCGCCGAGGCTCAGGCCCTTCTCGGCGTTCTGGCGCATCCCGCGACGGACATTCTGGGCAAGCTGGCGGGAATATTCCTCTGCCATGGCCTCCAGGATCGCCTCAAGCAGCACGCTCTCGCTGCTGTCGCCGACGCCCTCAGTGACGGACAAGACGCGCACGCCGTTCGCGCGCAGTTTCTTTTTGTAGATCGCGCTGTCATACCGGTCGCGGGAAAAGCGGTCGAGCTTCCACACGAGCACAAAATCAAAAGCGTGCTTCGCGCTGTCCGAAATCATGCGCTGGAACTCCGGCCGCGTCTCGGCGTATCGCCCGGACAGCGCCCGGTCGCAGTATTCGCCGACAACGCGGTATCCGCGCTGCTGCGCGTATTCGCGGCATTTGGCAAGCTGGCCGTCTATGGATTGGTCATTTTGCCCGGCGGAAGAATACCGGGCGTAGATCACGACGTTGGCAAGATTCAAATTATCCACAAAAGCCTCCAAAGATACCGCTCTGGCTGATCGGGCCGGGGCGGTAATTTTCATGTGCGGATCCAGCCGATCGATGGGATGAGCACGTCGGCCACAAGCGCAAGGGCACACAGCAAAAGAATACCCAAGAGGATGAGCGTCACAAGCCGGTGCATGCGCAGGGACTTCTGCTGCTGGGCAAGCTGCGCACGAAGCGCCGCAGTCTCGGCGAGGAGTTTTTCAGAATCGGAAGGCTCGGCAGGCTCGTCATGCGGGATGCCGAAATACTCATCCATAGAAACGCCCATCTCCCGGCAGATCGGGCCGACCGTGTAAACAGACGGATTTTTGATGTCGCCGCGAAAGAACTGGGATACGGTGCCGACGGAAAGGTCGGTATTTTCGGCTACATCCTGATTTGTTTTGTGCGGAGTGATCGTCTGCTTCTGCTCACGGCACAAATCAGATAATTTTTCCTTCAAAACATGTCATTCCCCCTAAAAAAGCAAGACGTCTGACTGCAAAAAGCAGCTGTCATATCTTTACAAGTCTACCATGGGCAGGCTATCCTATAGTTACAGACGGCTCCCGGTCGCCTGCGCAAGCAAAAAAGCCCGCGCCGTTGTTCGGCCAGCGGCGCGGGCGAATCTCAAAAGCCGAGTGCGTACATCAGGCTCGGAATGACGCGCAGGATCAAGAAGCAGCCGGCACACAGCGCAAGCGCAACAACGATCACGATCTTTCGCACCTTGCGCGGCCCGGCGACGGCCTCCTCGTATTCCTCGGGCGTTAAACCATCCGTATACTCGTCATAGAGCGGGCGGCCTGCATCATCTGGAAATTTGTTATCATAGATTCGGCAAAAATCAACCAGCGTGCCAATGCCCCAAAAGCCGAGCGTAAAGAGCCAAAGAAGCCCCGTCCAGATCTTGCCGACATAAAACCGGTGCGCCCCAAGGCCGCCAAGAAAAATGCAAAGCAGCAGAGCAGTCGAGCGCTTTTTCCGCGCCGGTGCGGCCTGCACCTGCACGCGGGCCTCCGCCTTTGCCTGATCGCGGATATAATTCACGGTGCCGCAGCCGCAGTGCGGGCAGATCAAAGCCTCGTCGTCGATCTCTTTGCCGCATTTGTTACAGTACATAAACCCTCCTATGGATTGCAATCCTTACACGGCGTATACAGAGCCGCAGCCTCGGCGCGGGTGCCGGTGTAGCTGCTGCGGTTTGCATAGTCCATCTGGCGGATGTGGTAGCAGCTGGCCAGATGAAAAACGCCGCTGGATGTATTTACGATAAATGTCTGCACGTTTTCACTCGTCGAGGCGGAGATCTGCGGAGCCTCGGCGGGCAGCGTGCCGGGGATATAGGATACAAATTTACCGATGATCGGTTCCAGCGGCTCTACATCAAGCGGGTCGCCGCCGATGCTGGCATAATACTCCGCCTGCGCTTCGGCCTGCTCCACGTCTGTGTATTCCCCGCTGCCGGAAAACGCCGGGTCTGCGGCAGGAAGCACAGCAGCATCCGCAGCCGCGCGGAGCTCTGCGGGCGAAGCCCTGTAAGAGCGGGCAGCGGAAACGACCTCCGCAAGATTCAAAAGCCCAATCCATCCGGCAACAGCCAGTACGCAGCAGACCAGCACAAGCAAAACCTTGCGCCATGCTTGCCTCATGGCAAAACCTCCAATTATTATAAGATAATTTTGTAAAATCTTATAATTGTAATTATAGAACGGATGTTCTATGATAATCATGCGATGAAAAGGAACATCTTATCTAAATTGTAAATCAAATGGAAGAAAACCTCAACGGCAATAGTAAACAAAAAATAGAAGAGATTTTTGTGAAAGAATGGAGGCACTTATGGAAATGGAACGGAATTTGCTGCTGAAAGAGATCAAGCGCCTGCTGCGGCTGGCCACAGATGCGGATCTGGATCTGATCTGGAGATTCGTGCGGAAGTTGGTCACATAGACGCGGGAATAAAAAAATAGGCCGGGGACGGTTATTCGTCCTCGGCCATTTTTTTTGCGATCTCGGCCAGCAGCTGCCACTCGTCGGCGCTGAGTTTGCTGATGATCGATACAAACCGCTTGCGCGGCGCGTCGTCGGGATCGTGCATCACGACGCCCATGAACTCGGCGATCTCCTGATTCCGCGTCAGCTTCTGCCGCATTTCGCCCTCGCCGGTGCGGAGCCAATGCTCGTCGATGTTAAATTCCCGGCAGATCAGTTTGATAAACGGCTCGTTCGGTGTGGTTTTCTCCCCTTCAAGATTTGTAATCACCCCGCGCGTCGTGCCGAGCCGTTCTGCAAAATCGGTCTGCGACAAGCCTGTGCTCCGGCGGATATCCTTGATCCGATCATTGATCGTCACCGTATCACCTCCCTTGACTATATTATACACGGCTGCGATGTATTGTCAATACAAAAAGAATAAAAATATTTTGCGCAAATGTATTGACAAAACATTTAAAAGGTGGTATTGTGTAGTCACAATACAAAGCGTGACAGTAAAATGTCGCAGCAACGCGAGGTGAGAAAAATGTCCGAGAAGGAAAAGCAGGCCATCGAGAGCTTGAACAAGAGTACCGAAAAGCTGACGCCCGCGCAGATGCAGCGTCTGAGCGATATCGCCTATGGCATGGCGCTGGCGAAGGAAGGCAAGCAGGAGGAGCGGAAGGAGGCGTGAGACCATGATCGCCGTTTTTGGAAAACGGGGGCCGGACGGGAGATTTCTCCCCGGCGAAACTTTTGAATTTAAGCATCCCGGCGAAGAAAACGGCGAACCCGTGATCGACGCCCTTGCCCGCTGGGCGGCGGAACGATACCGCCGGGAACAGGAACAGAAGGAGGCTGCGACATGGCAAAAGCAAGCACCTACACCCTGACGCTGGATGCGCAGGAGCTGCATGATCTGATCGAGGCGGCGGTGGTCTGCGAGTGCCAGGCAGCGCAGATCATAAACGGGCTGAAGCGCAAGGGACTGGACATGGACGCGCAGAAGCTCGTTACACAAAACGCCCGTCTGGCGCGGCTCGTCAGGCGGATGCAGGAGACGAAGGGAGGATAAGCGGAATGCGGAAACTGATTCTCAGCGGAGACGATTGGTTTGAGCTGAAGCACACGCTGGAGCTGTTTGTGATCGAGACAAACAACGCGGCGAATGAGTACGAGAACATGGCTGCACACGTGCGAGTGGCGGAATTTTCTGAACGGTATGCAAACCTCGCAAAACGCAACGGGGAAAGGACGGAGAACTGCAAGCGGCTTATAGCGCTGGTAGAATCGGCAGAACGCCTGCCGGAGACGAAGGAGGAAACCAATGGATAACGGGAATGTACACGTCGAGATCGGCATGGACGGCAAAAAAACGGTATCTGCGCTATCCGGCAGCGCGCTGGAACTGAGCGCTGCTGCCGCGCGAATCCTGAACATATTTTATGCCGCGTTCTGCCAGCGGGGAATAGGAGAGGAATTCAAGGAAACCATGCGCTACTGCGTGAACCGGGAGGACAGCCCGGTATGGAGGAAGGAGTTAGCAGAGTGAGAACGAATCTTGCAGAACGGCTCGGGTATGAGCCGCCGGAAATTCCTGAAGGGGAAAGCCTGGAGGAGCGCCGGGAGAGAATCCGGGCGATCTACCAGTGGCGCAAGGCCATGCGGCGGCTGGCGCGGCTGGGGTGCATTTGGCTGTCGGGCGTGGGCTTCGCGCTGTGCATCATCGCAGGCTGCGCCCACGCGACGGAGATCGCCGCCGTCCTCGGCGGCGTGTCGCTGACGACGTTTTTGACGGGTATCTGGCTGTGACGGAGCAAAAGATCCCGGTCAGCTTCCGCCCTGACCAGCTGGCGGACGTGATCGAGGCGGTGAACGCCTACGCGGACGATCTCAAGAATGATCGGGCGCTCCTGTGCGAAATGCCGCGCGTCGATCATGAGACAACCGACGAACTGCTCAAACAGGAGACGCGGCTGCAAAAGCTGGCGTACTGGCTGATGAAAGTACAGGAGGAAACCTTATAACAAAAACAGGAGGCAAACCATGAGGCAAAACAGCATTGAATACACCGGCGAGCGGGATGCGCAGCGCCCGGACATCGCCAAGCAGGCCGGATATACCGGCAAAAATCATTGGATCGTTACATACAACGGCAAGCAGCTCAAAGTACGCGCGGCGGATGAGATTGCCGCATTATTCACGGCGGCCAAACACTGGGACTGCGACTGGACGCGGCCAGAGTACCACCAGATCGCGCGGGCAGACAAGCTCCCGTGCACGCCGGATTACCGACCGGGGGCGCTGGTATGAACAAAGATGTGATGTTTTCCAGCGCGACGGATTTGTGGGAAACGCCGCAGAGCTTTTTTGACGCGCTGAACGAAGAATTTGGCTTTGAAACGGACGTCTGCGCGCTGCCGGAGAATGCAAAATGCGCGCGGTATTTTACACCGGAGGACAACGGCCTTGCTCAGACGTGGACGGGCGTCTGCTGGTGTAACCCGCCGTATGGGCGGGAGATCGGGAAATGGGTGCAGAAAGCAGCAATGTCCGCCAACAAAAATGGGGCAACCGTCGTCATGCTGTTGCCCGCGCGGACGGATACAAAGTGGTTTCATCGATACATATACGGAAAGGCGGAAATCCGCTTTATCGCCGGTAGGCTGAAATTTGGCGGCGGCAAGCACAACGCCCCGTTTCCAAGCATGGTTGTGGTATTCGGGCGGGAGGACAAGACATGAGATTTGTTTGCGATTGCTGCCACGATCTGACGAACATCGAGGCCGACCGGATGGAAATCCAGGGCGACAAGTTGATGGTGTATAGCCGCGGGCGGCTGGTGTATGTGGCGGATCTGGGCCAGATCATGCTGGCCAAGCTTACGCCGGGGAGGGAGGACGGCAATGGACTTAGAACAAACCGCGATTGAACGGCTACGGATGACTTCGGATATGAGCCTGCGGCTGTACAAGCAGCCACTTGTGATTACGTACTCCGGTGGCAAGGACTCGGACGTGCTGCTGCATCTGGCGGGCGCGGCAGGAATCCCGTATGAGGTGCTGCACTCGCTGACGACAGCTGATGCGCCGGAGACCGTCTGGCATGTGCGGGAAACATTCCGAAGGCTGGAGCTGGCGGGCGTACCGTGCGATATCGATAAGCACAAGCAGCCGGATGGGACGTACATGACCATGTGGCGACTAATCCCGCTGAAGCTGGTGCCGCCGACACGCATTATGCGCTACTGCTGCGCGGCGCTCAAAGAGACCAGCGGACGTGGCAGGTGGATCGCGACCGGCGTCCGCTGGGAGGAATCGCAAAAGCGCAAATCCCGCGGCGTTATGGAGACCCTGCACAGGGAAAAATCCAAGCGGTTGATACTGATGAATGACAACGACGAAAGCCGAATGATGATGGAAAACTGCCAGCTCAAGGGGACGCGGACGATCAATGCAATCATTGACTGGCAGGATGCTGACATCTGGGATTACTGCACGGCAGAAAAGATCTCGATGAATCCGCTTTACGCCTGCGGGTTCGAACGTGTGGGCTGTATCGGATGCCCAATGGCAGGCAAGCACCGGAAGGTGCAGTTCGCGCGTTACCCAAAGATCAAAGCAGCGTATGTCCGAGCGTTTGACAGGATGCTTGCAGAACGGCAGACGCGGGGGCTGCCCTGCGACTGGCAGACGGGCGAGGACGTGATGCACTGGTGGATGGAGGACGGCGTACTGCCGGGACAAATGGTTCTTGAAGAAATGGAGGAGGACGCGCTATGACAGACAAGGAAAAGGAAATCGTGCAGGCGCTGCGGTGCACGTCTACACCGGGCGGACCGACCGGAGACTGCGAAAAATGCCCATACTGGAAGACCGAGCAGCTGACAGCCGAGCAAAAAGAGAAGCTGGGAGTGGATACATGGACAAGCTGCGATATTGACAAGGTTGGCACGGACGCAGCCGACCTCATCGAGCGCCTGACCGCAGAGAACGCGGCGCTGCGGGAGAAACAGCGGTGGATTTCCGTGACAGAAAAAACGCCAGAGTATGATATGCCGCAGCTTGCGCTAAATGCTGACGGGGATGCACTCATTGCAAATTACGCATACGGCGAATGGTTTGATACATGGGGGCAAGACGTGGAGGTCACCCACTGGATGCCGCTGCCGGAAGCGCCGGAGGGGAATAATGCCACCTAAAGAAAATCTTGAAAGAGCTTGTGAAGAGTGCATCCATTTTTTTGCGTGCTCCAGACAATGCGGCGAGCCGATGGCACAGCGTAGCGCCACTGGCTGTGAGTGCTACGAGACGGTTAAAAGCAGTATGGCGTATTATGTCGGGACACTGGATGGAGCCAAAGGAAAAATCCCAAATCGCCTCCGCGAGCTTGCCGAGGCAGACAAGGACGGGCGCGTGGTGGTGCTGCCGTGCAGGCAGGGAGATGAACTGTGGACGTACTGCAATCACCCGGTTAAGCGGGTATATAGTTTTACCGTATCGGATGTGAGCACGCTGAACGGGCGAACCGTGCTGAATACGCTAGGGCTCGGCACGATCAGGCCGGAGGACATCGGCAAAACCGTATTTTTAACCCGAGAAGAAGCCGAGAAGGCTTTGCAGGAAATGGAGGGAAAGGCATGAGCAACCAGGGAGTAATCCGTGGGACAATTGATGGACAGGAAAAGTATTGCAGAATCCCAATCCGTAGCCGCTTGTATGAATCCGTGATGGAAGATAATACGACGGAGCTTTCCTCGGAGGCGATTCTCGCCATGCCACATGACAAGGCGGCTGCGGTGATTGATGCAATTATGGCGGACTGGCTCTACTGGCTCAAGAGAGCCGGGGAGCTGTGGGTGCTGACGCACAATTCCGCCGAGGAAACGGAGGGCAAGAAGGATGGCTGAACTGAAACCGTGCCCGTTCTGCGGCGGTGACGTAGAAGAAACAGGCGGTTCGTGTAATTTCGGGAAAAAGATTATGACGCTCAATGTAAAGTGCAGGAAATGCGGGACATCCGTTGCCCTGAAAACAGCATGGAACACGAACGCATACATTGAAGCGGTTGAGGCATGGAACAGGAGTGTAAACCATGCATGAGGAGGAAAGTTGATGCAGGATTGCTGTTTTACATGCAAAAATCTGGAATACAGAAAGAACTACGTTTATCCGTACCGGTGCTTGCTGAATAAGGCAGAACGGTTCTCAGAGGATGAATGTCTTAGACGGGTAATGGAAGTCTATAAGTGCGACAAGTACGAGGAAGCAGATTTGGATGACTATTGTAGTCGGGGCGAGAAGAAGGGCGCGACGAATGAGCGGACTGCGGTTTGAATCGATGGCGGACATGCCGCCGAGGATGCGGGAGGCTTACGCGCGGCAGATGCGCGACCTCTCAGGCGCTGCGGCGCCAGTTCCCCTTCACAAGGGGAGCCAGGGGAAGGCAAAGTATCACAACGAGCGGGCTGAGCGGAACGGGATCAAGTTTGACAGCCGGAAGCAGGCGCGGCGGTATGACGAGCTGATGGTGATGCTGCGGGCCGGGATAATCTCCGATCTGCGGCTGGAGCCGCAGTTTACCTTGCAGGAGAGCTACATCACCGAGGCCGGTGAGCGCATTCGCGCAGTGCGGTACACGGCGGACTTTTCCTACCGATTCGGCGGCAAGCTCGTCGTCGAGGACGTCAAGTCCAAGCCGACGCGGACAAAGGAATACCTGCGCAATAAAAAATTCATGCGCTCGAAATTCGGGGTAGAGATACAGGAGGTTTAATATGCCGGAAGAAAAAAACGAGGGCAGTCCGGGAATGCCGTGCGGCCTGCCGAAAAGCGGGAACGCCTGCATGAACCGCACGACGGCCTGCTGCCTGAAATGTGGCTGGAATCCGGATGAGCAGGTGCGGCGCAGGGCGCTGCCGCTCGTCAAGGGCGCGGACGGCCTGCGGCACAAGGATATCAGCACCAAGGAATAGGCAATCAGCCGGGGAACCATATTTTATCGGACTTATGCCGCAGCCGCTCCGCCATGAGACGGCTGCGGGAGGATCACCCCGGCTTTGCACCCGGCGCACGGAAAATCCCTCAAGCCCGTGCGCCGGGAAAGCGCGTGTGGAACGTGCGCGCGAACGGAACCCGTCAACGTTACCCAACACGGGGTATCGCATAGGCCCCGTGCATCGCTTGCCTCCTTTTTTATAAGCCGCCTGACGGCAGTCAAGGGTGGCTCGCCCGGAAATGCGCAGCGTAAGTCAAGCGAGCGCGGCGCGCCGGTGCGCAGGCGGTGAAAGTCCGTCCTGCCTACGGGGGCCGGAATACCGGCCCCCAGACGAAGGAGTGTGAAACTATGGGCAAATCCAACAAGGTCGCGTTGGTCTGCCAGGTCTGCGGGGCCACATTTTACAAAGTGCCGAGCGCAATCACGGTGGAGACAAGGTGCTGCTCGAAGGAGTGCCGCGGGAAAGTGCAGGCAGAAAGACTGGAGCTGCGCCGCCGGGAGCTTGCAAAGGAGCTGGAGGGCATGCGCACCGAGAGCCCGGAAGGAGAAAAGCGCCTGCCGCACAGGCTCGTCCGAATCCGCATAACGGCCAAAGTCCCGGTATGGCCGGAATACCAGCCAAGGATCGGAGCCACATACCGGGCGGAGCGATACCCAATGTTCAAAGCGCCGGGATATGTGATCGAGTCCGGCGGAAAAAGAATCAATATCCGCGCCAATGAGTGCGTGGAAGTGTGAAAGGAGTATCAAAAATGGGGAAAATCATGGAGCTTTTTTACGGAGAGCTCGGGGCGTTTCAGGCGAAAATGGAAGACGACAAGTGGGAGGTTGAATTTCGGGATGAAAAATACCCGCCGAGGATCACGATGGATCAGCTTGTACCGCCGCTTTTTGAGATGACACCAGACGGCCAGAAGACCGAAGACCCGGCGTGCATACAGGTGATCGGCACGCCGGACATGCGGATCATCACGACCGGAAGGCTGCTGATCAGCAAAAAAGAGCTGACCAAGTACGTAAATACTGCACAGGGCTTGCTGCAGCTTTACCTGCACGCATTTATGCAGGAGCGCAAGGAAATGGAGGCGGAACAGGGATGAGTAAAAAAGACAAGCGCCGGGAAGCGCTGCGGCTTGGCAAAAAGGACATGAGCTTTGCGGAGATCATGCAGGCAATAGGGGCGTGCAGGGCGGACGACTGCGACAAGTGCCTGCTGAACGGCGGCCCTATCGCAGGATGGTTCCCGGAGGATGTGCCGGACTGCTATACCGTGCTGCTTAAAAACGCGGAGAAGCAGCTGTGCCGCACCGGGAATTGGTGGCGCTGGGATGATATCTTCCGTGTCTACCGTTGCCCGGTCTGCGGCAGGCCGGAGAAGCCACATATCGAAGTCTGGAAAAATGGCGGCGTGAAGCGCGTTTTGCCGCGCCGGTGCCAATACTGCCAAGCAACACTGGAAGGGATAGAAGGAGAAGAAAATGATCATTGAGATTTTGGAGCTTGCTGCTGCGCTGGAGTGGATCGCGCTGGGCATTCTGGTATTTTTCGAGCTGCGCGACAAGAAGCGCAGGCTTGACGCGGCGATAAAGAAATTGGAAGACGCTATCCGCTGAACGCATGGCCGGAATTTCCGGCCACGCGTTGAGCGGGCAGAAAAAAACAAAGGAGGGCTACAGCATGCAATGGGAACAGGAATGTTTATTCGACGACAACCCGGAATACGATGCGTTCACGGAGAAATTCAAACAAAAAAAGACAACGGACGACTGCTACACGCCACCGCTTGTTTATGATGCGATCCGGGATTGGGCGTGCAGTGAATATGGGATTGATCCGGCCTGCATCGTGCGGCCATTCTATCCGGGTGGGGATTATGAGCGTTTTGACTATCCGGACGGCTGCGTCGTGCTGGACAACCCGCCTTTTTCGATTCTTTCAAAAATCTGCGAATTCTACATAGACAGAGGGATTGCGTTCTTTCTTTTTGCGCCATCGCTCACGGCGCTCTCCGGCCGATCAGTTGTGCTGAGGATGAACCATATCATTTGCGATGCAGACATCACGTATGAAAATGGCGCAGTCGTTCGCACGGCGTTTGTAACAAGTTTCGGAGGAAACATCGCGCAGAGCGCCCCGACGCTCAGAAAAGCGGTCGAGCGGGCGATGCGGCAGATTAAGGCGGAGACAAAGAAGGAGCTGCCGAAATATACATATCCGGACCATGTGCTGACGGCAGCCATGCTGCAGAAATATGCGCACTACGGTGTAGAGTTTGCGGTTAAGCGCGAGGACTGCACACAGATTGCGAAGCTGGACAGCCAGCGCCCGATGGGGAAAGCGATTTTCGGCGGAGGCCTACTGCTATCCGAGAAAGCCGCAGCAGAGAAAGCCGCAGCAGAGAAAGCCGCAGCAGAGAAAGCCGCAGCA